GAGCAAAGTCAAGTATCTTTTTGTAAGATTCTTCATCTTTTACATCATCTGGTTTACCATCACAATACCAACTGAACTGGCACTTGTTTCTAATAGGAATAGGTAATCCAGTTTTCCATGATTTTTTCATTTGTGCTTGAAGGACTACTCCACACACAGTATTTGGAAACCTTGTATCATTCACCCTGTTCATTACAACAGCAGACACAGCAAGTTTCCCTGCCGTGCCTTGATCTCTTGCTTCATGATATATATTCATTGCAAGACATTCAACATGCCGACTATTATCAGCTATTGATTTTTCGTTTGGGACAATATCTGTAGTAGCACCAACAAACATCAAACCAATAGCTATAATTTCATCCAATGCAGTAATCACATTTCTCCCATTTGAGTTGTGTAGTAAGTCTTGCAGTATTCCATGTCAACCAATGACATCGGTTTATAGTTGTTTAACGCAAAGTTAGCAACTTCCGTGAAGTTTTCTGCACCTTCACATACGGCACAGTCCACCAATTCTTCCATGTCCATCATGTAGTTTTTCATCTTAGACATATCCATAATACTCCTTTTTGAACTCTTTCACATATTTACCGCTGTCACGATGGGCTTCTATCTCCCAAGGCTGTCTCTCATAAGCAGTCTCCAGATAGTTCCGATATTTGCCATCACGACATTTCCACAACTTCTTGTAACCACCACGGAAACGGTCAATCAATTTTCTCGTTGCGTGCTGTTTCACATGTATCATCTCATGACAAACCGTGTCGATGAACTCTTCAACGCCCTCTGCTTTTGTCAAACGATGATCAACCTCAATCACAAAGTCACGGTCATCTTCTTCCTGATAACAGAACCCTCTGGCACCCTGTTCATATGTCTTGGTCAACAAGACAGTGATGTTCAGTGCCCGGTAGCGAGGCAACATCTTCTCCAGACAGAACCAGACAATCTCCTCGGCCAGTTCTCTGTCCTTCTTGACACCACCTGTAACTTCAAGACCAATCATCGTTATTTCCTTGTTCATCATCACTATACATATAATACGACATATAAGGGATATTGTCAAGGAAATAATGCACCAAAAAGTCGTTTATTTCCAGTTACTTGACATTTTTTTTAGGTCTATTTTTACTCGTTCTACCACTTCACCCCAACTTGCGGGTTCTTTTTGACGATAGATTCGCACTGATTCGTACCAAGGACTGGTATCGGGATAATCTCTTTCTCTGAACCAACGCCAATCAGCTGAAAAATGGAGTAACCCCCACGTTGGAATACCTAATGCTCCACCCATATGAATAGGTGCAGTATCTGTCGATATCAATAAGTCTACCTGAGACAGGATATCGGCTGTATCAGAGAAGTCTTTTATTCTCTCACCAACGCTTGGTAAGAGGTCTTTAGCTTCTGGATTGCGTCTATAGTCAAACATAGCAGTGCCCTTCTGTATGCTTATCATATTGACGTTAGGAAGCTCACAGAGAGGTAGTATCGTTTCAAAGGGTATAGAACGTCGAGTATCAAGTCCACTCGACTCCCACACCAACGCTACATTCATACCCTCACCAGACAGGTTCCAATCCTTACGATAAGTTTTTGACAGGAACCCATCAGCATGAGGTATATTTTTGATGGTAGCTTCCAGAACTCTAGGAAGACTCATCAGGGGAATTTTGAAGTCTATGTTTGAAATGTCCTGTAAAGCACCTTTCACAACATCCACATCTTTTAGAATAGGACTATCTTTGAATATGCCATAAAGTTCCTTGTAGCAAGAGAATATAACCTTACCACCTAATTTTGTCACCTCTGATACATATCGACTGAACTGTATGTTGTCACCAAATCCTTGCTCACAATATATCAATATGGTTTTACCCTCAAGAGGTTGACCATCCCACAACTCAATGTGAGACAGTCTCTCTTGATTGAAAGCAAAGTTTTTTCCTAGTCTCCACGCACCATCTGACTTCAAGTCAACATAATGAAATCCTCTTTTGAAGTCTCCCATTTTAAGATAGTTCATACCAGTGTTCAAATTTGCTCTGGCAGGATTGTGATATCCTAGTTTTATTGATTGCTCATAGCAAGCAAATGACTCTGCAAACTTGGATAAATCATGCAGTATGATTGCTAAATTATAGTATGCCCTAGAATCTTCTGGGTCATCCACAATCAACTGTCTATAACATTTAGCTGCTGACTCAAAGTCTTCTTTTTCTAAAAAGTCGGCAGCTGCATATTCTAGTTCTTTAAACTCTGCTTGTAATGTTTGTTGGTCCATCTACTGTTACATGCCTATTATGTTCAACAACCATATAGTTGTCATCCCAATTGAAAGCTTCTTTAACTACATTATCAGACAATCCCTTATACATTGTATGCAGAGACTTGTCCTTTGCAGAAACTAAGACTTCAGCTTCATTCTTATGAAGTCCTTCTAGGAGTTGAACAAACATTGCCTCCCTTTTTGATTGAGTAATAGCGTTATTGCCACCTTGAATATAATGATACAGCCTGTTTGCTTCAGCAGCAAGCATGGTATGTTCTGTTCCCTCTGGCGCATCATTTGGAGTATATGGAACTTCACCAGCGGGAAGTGCCCAAATAATACGGGGGTCAAAAGATGCCTTGATCACCATGCGAAGAGAGGCCGAATTATGTTCCATCAAATGGTCAACTTTTTGTTTCTTTGTTTTCTTCTTAGAAAGTTTTTCTAGAATTTCGGATACTAGTGGTGTGTATGTATTGGGCATTAAAAATCTCCTATGCAATCCATTAGGTCACTCAACCTGTTTTGTATAAAATAATTTAGTAGTTTACTACGAGGGTTAGTTTTTGCTTCTTTCCATGTTTTTGTTATTTCTGAAAATAACTCTTGAGGAGCTTCTGTTAAATCGATAAGTTTCTTGTTTCTTTGGTAGTTACGTTTTATCTCATCATTGGGCAACACATCCTCAATGTTATGTTCAACCCACGATTCAATTTTCTTTCTACCTAGTGGTCGTTGACGTAATCCGTCTACAAAGGTATTGTCTGGAGAAAGAACATTAGGAACACCATCACTGGTATCTCCCCGCAGAACATGTTCATCTAGATATTCGTTCCATACCATTCCATCAATAAATTTCTTGGTGATTGGACTATATTGTGTGACATTTTTATATCTCTGTAACTGAATGAAATCCTTGTCACCAGACAAGATTAAAGTCTTTCCATTGTCGGTCTCAAATTCATGAGTTAAAGTGTAGATGATATCATCTGCCTCTGCACCATAAACTTCCAATACCTTATATGGCATAAACTCAATCATCTCATCTTTGAACGCATTTAGAAACTCAAAGATATCATTCCAATCATGACTGGATGAATCTCTAGTCTTCTTGCGGCTTGCTTTATATTGGGGGAAAATATCTCTGCGCCAATAATGTTTAGAGTCATAGCAAATAACTAGCTCACCATACTCATCAAAAAATCTCTCACGATACATGCGAAGAGAATTGAGAATCATATGGCGAACCATACCAGCATCAACACTACCTCTCTTCGTAATATTCAAATGCATCATCACGCTTGCCAGACTAATCTGGTTCATATCAACTAAAATCATTATAACCTCATGCGGGTGTTGGTTCTTCTTCTGTGTCAGGTTCAACAATTTCGACCTTTTCAAGTAAGTCCAAATCAACCTGACTGTTCATGCTGTTCTTCTCATCAACATTAATTTTTGTTAGCATCTCCATAACTCTACTCATAGGATGCACTAATCCCATATCACGGTAAATTGTGCTTTTGACTGCCTCGATAACAAATCCGATATCTCTAACGAACTCTTTGTCACCGATTTCAACGCCGTTCTCTCCCATAGTATGTATCATCTGCACCAAACAAGATTCTGTCAAATCATCAGCAAACATAATATTTTCTTGCAGAGCAATAACATCAAGGTCAGGAACTACGACTTCCTTTTTTCCTTTTAGTTTCCACGGTCCCTTTATTACGTTTTGTGCGCTTGGGCTTTCCTTCTGGTCTTTCTTCATCACTGATACCTCTATCTTCGTTAAACATTTCTTGAGTGTAAACTGTCCCTAAGAGTGGATAATATGTACCAACATCAAACTTTGGTTCTCCTATTTTCGGTCCTTCCCAATAGTAAGCTTGAGCTAAACATCTATTGGATATTATTTTATCTTGATGTTCTCCATAAAACGTATCCACATAATCACCATCCTTTAGATATTTTAGCAAGTTACGAACATATGCTTCGTGAGATGCTTTACGAGCAGTTGCACCTTTCACATCTGCCTTCTCATTCTTACGTTCCATAGATACGAGTTCTTTTTGTGTCTTAATCCAAACCTTTACCTTCTTTGGAGTTATTGGATAGTCATCTGGTAGATCACGCAAACTCTCATGAATGCCCGTCATACCATAGTCAGGGTTCTTAGCAGCACGGGCAGCACGGGCTTTCTCAAGACGCTCTGACGCAGCCACCTTCTGCTCATCTGTCATAGGTTTACGTTTCTTACGAACCTTCTTCTTTGAAGGATCAGTCCAACCTTTGTTGTCAGTCTTTGATTTAATCTTTCTAGTCATTGTACTATTTATCCCAATTTTAACCAGTAACCAATCAGACCATTCATAAGAATAGCCAATCCAACTGCATTGACAATAATTAAAGAGCGGTCATTCCACATCAATGCAACAACTAACCAACCACAAATTCCTATACATTGAACAAGAATATTCCAAGGATATAGATTGTTTGAAGCAAGAATCATTCCTACCATGAGAATAACAGATGCAACCCACTTGATATACCAATCGGTGGTATGTAATGGAGTAGTTGTCTTAGTAGCAATTTCGTGTGTCTCTAGTTCAATCTCTGCTGTCCTAGTTTTCTTCTCTTCAGTATTTCCAGAATCCATACTCATATCTTGCATCCTTCAACATCAAAAAATAAGGAAATTCTTGGTATAGGGGTTACGTTAATAGAAGAATGCAGTTTTGTATTATTAAACCAAAATAAATCCCCGGCACCAAATCTTTGTGTTTCATCATCAACAGTAAAATCATAATAACCACTTAACACTAAATGAAATCTATCTTTATTTTCGTAATATTCCCCACCATCCTTATGAAGATGCACTTTGCCGCCTGCGGGCATATGGGACATAGCAGCTCTATATATTTTACCACCATACATTTTTTCAAACCAATTTAAAAAGTATATACATTCATAATGATTACTGGAGTGCGGTGGGTGGTGACCTGACCGTTCTCTAACACGTATCTCCATGGTTTCTTTTTGTGCTGAGATTTCTTCTTGCCTTATTGTTTGGATATTAAAATCATCCCAATTTTCAGCAACCTGTTTCAATATAGGTAAAATGTTTACCTCTGATTGAAGACGTTTAAAAACCATACTCTGACTCTGTAAAAAAGTTAACATATCGTGCATCCTTCAACATCAAATATTAAGGAAATTCTTGGTATGGGGGTTGCGTTAATAGAGGAATGTATTTTTTTATTATCAAACCAAAATAAATCCCCGGCACCAAACCTTTGTGTTTCATCATCAACAGTATAATTATAGTAACCACTTAACACTAAATGAAATCTATCTTTATTTTTGTAATAATCTCCAATATCAATATGAGGATACACTTTGCCGCCTGCTGACAAATGGACTATAGAAACTCTATATAATTTACCACCATACGTTTTTTCAAACCAATTTAAAAAGTATACACATTCATCATACTTATAATATAATTCTGTCTTTATTGTTTCATGAGAATCATCAAATCTCTTTTGCTTCCCCTCAATACCAGTGCCGGGTAGAGGAACACCTTTTATGAGATTAATTGCCAGGGTTTCTCTTTGTTGTTTAATATTTTTTTGCCTGCGTGTGTCTAAATTAAAATCATTCCAATTTTCAGCAACTTGTTTCAATATAGGTAAAATGTTTATATCTGATCCAAGTCTTTTAAAAACCATGCTCATCTAACCTTTTCGCTTGTTCTTTAAGCCACCGTTGCCGACCAGAAGCTTTCTTCCTTCGACGCTTTTCACCCTTACTCTCATGGGCTTCTCTGTTCCTCATCTCATTGAACAAACCATCTTGTTGTAGTTTCTTCTTTAGGACACGCAATGCCCCATCAACATTATTATTACGCACTTCAACTCTCACTAAATTTCTCCTTCTTTAGAATAGTATACACTATTTAAATCAAATAAGTCAATACACTTTTGGCAACCACTGCACGGTTTTGATAAACCAGTGAGCCATTTTTTGTTTTCTTTATTTCGTTTTGCTCTTACAATATATAAATCACACTTTGATAAATCATCTACATTAACACTATTTAGAGCATTCTTTATAGCATGAACTTCAGCGTGAAAAAATACTGCATGATTGTTCTTACAAAACTTAGCTTGGAAAGGATGTGACTTTTTATGATTATAACCAAAAGACACAACCTTTCCTTTACGAACCACAGCGGCCGCAATTCTTGCACCTCTCACTGGCTCTACTGATTGAGCAAGTTTGAAGGTTTCATTGAAGATTTCTGTGTTCACCCTCGCCTCATCTTAGCAATTTCTTCAGCTGACTTCTTGCTACGAACAGGGACTGCATTAGATTTATGCATCTGGGCAATCCCTATGATTTCAGTTCCCGTATAAACCATCTCTTCTTTCTTTGCCATAGAAGAGTCATATACGACCTTTGGTTTGGCGCACTCGACAGGACTCGAACCTGTGACCCACGGTTTAGAAGACCGTTGCTCTAATCCAACTGAGCTACGAGTGCCTATTCCCATTTTCTTTAAAAACTTTTTATGATCACGCTCGGCAGCAAGTTGACTTTGAGTCTTCTTGCCTGCCTTGCGTTTACGTGTATTAGTCGTTGTGTAATACACAGGAAGCATATGCATAGTCATTCGACACGCCCGCAAACAGTTTCAGTTATGGAAAATTTAATCCAAGGAAGAAATTCTGGAAAGGACACGATCACCAGAACTCCAATTATCATACCAATCAAATATTTCATTTTATCTCACAAACCTCTTCATCATCACTATAACTATATTACCAAATAATATAAGCTTTGTCAAGTCTTTTTTTGATAAAAATTAACGACCTCGACCAGCACGATATGCTTCTTTTTCAAGTCTGCGTTGACGCTCATTTTCTCTCTCTGATACACCACGATTGCAAGCAGAACGGGCACCTTGATTTGAGTACTGATTACAACTGCCAGAACCTACATAGGATTGAACAGGTGCTGGTTGTTGAACAGGCGCATCCTGAATCAGAGACTGACCAGCTACAAGACCTAATACGGCACCCAATGCAGTTGCCGCAGCATTACCAGAACCACCACCAATTTGATTACCAACGAAACCACCAGCGACACCACCAAGGAGGGCACCTTTTGTTTTGTTGCTCAATCCACCACTATGAGCATTACACCCAGATAGTGCCATAATTGCAACTATAGCAATCGTATAACAGATAAATAAGTGTTTCATTTTTTTACTCCATTGATAATCTTGATCTCAATTTCTGAGATAGGAACCAGAGATTTGTCACCATCTTCATCAATCACCATCCTGACAAAATCATCCTTCTCTAGCCTTTCCAGCATGGTTCCGACCACTTCGGATAGGATTTCACCTTTCGCAAAATACCTTCCCCAGAAGTAACATCCTGCCAAGCAAGATACTGCTATAGCGGTGTGCGTGTAAACATCGAGTTCCATTTCCAATTCCTCTGTAATCTTTCATTATAACCATTCTACACCATAAAAATAGTATTGTCAAGCATTATTTTCGCATATTTGCTAAAGGATTCACTAAAGCCTTCCTAATTTTATCATTCATCTCTTTCTCAAGAGTTTTCATTTTATTTGATATACTGTCGTCTAAGCTGTCCATCCGATTACTTATTCTATCTCTAAGGGTGTCATTTCTGGTATTTTCCTTATCAATCATAGCACGGGTAGAATCTTGTATTGCCTTAACTCGTCTGTCAATTCCCTCTACTATCCTTTCTGTGCGAGCAATCTCTGCCTTCAAATCGTTCTTGATCGTTCTAGCTTCGTCCCTTGTAGAAATAGCAGAATCTTCAATTATTTTTTTAGTTTCTTTCTCATGTTTTATCAGCGCATTCATATCTGCCCGTAGGATAGACAACCGCTTATCAAATCCTGACAAGTCTGGCGCTGTATACTTTTCTATTTTTGTTCTCATATTAATGTAGTCTTTATAGAACTCAAATCCTGCGTAAAGACCACCGCCGAGGGTCGATAATGCTGTAATAATCACAAATATCTTACCACCTCGAAACTTGACCCCGGCAAACTCAACTTCAGTTTTGCCGTCGTCTGACATCTTTTTCTCCTTATTATATTCTTCAGTTCCTAACTTTTGTTTTTGGTTTTGGTTTTGCAGAATCACGAGCCGATGCTTTTGCCGCAATCGAACCGGAAGGGATTACAGAGCCATGGCCGGGTTTGACTGGAGACACAACCTTTTTAGTTTTCTTAACAACCTTTGGTTTTTCAATTTTCATACCTGCCCACATACCAAAAAAATATGATACGATTATAGAGATAAAAAACAAAATACCTACTGTACTCATCTGTATTGACTCCCTGTCAGTGCATTGTGTGATGCATCACTTCCCCCAAACATAATATAGGCAGAATAGTTATTATCAGATATCACATTATCCGGCACAGTTCTGTTATCAAAGAAACCGGCAGTATCTTGTAGTTGCGTTTGGTTATCAAAAAATGTTTTGGTATTACCAAGAACTTGCATTACCACCAAGGTCTTCAATTGATTGCTATCATCATATCTTCCCTTGTCTCCCATCTTCTTGACTATCTTACTTGCTGCTTTTTCCTTTGCATCCTGTTTCTTCTCTGCTTTTGTCTTAGGTTTTTCAACCTTCTTCTCTGCTACCTTTTTAGGTTGCTCTTTTGGTTCCTCTTTCTTTTCCTTTACGCTAGAAGGTCCACTTTGTGCTTCTTCTTCTGGCTCTGCTTCTTCTGCGGCTGTTGCTGCTGGTTCTGGTTTTTCGTCTTGTTCCCCAGATGATACGCTTCCTCCACCTTCCTGTGGACTATCTTCATTGGAAGCCAATCCCCCAGAGGGTGCCACATCGTTAGTGCTATCATTATTCATCTCCGTTTGCATTTCTGTTTCTACGTTCTGTGTCTCCACTTGAATTTCAACAGATTGAGGTTCTACCACACTGACTTCAATCGTTGGTGCTTGAAGTTCTGGTGCAACCATCTCTGTGATTTCAGCAGAAACTGACTCATAGCTTGATTCTGATGTTGGCTCTTCAATAGGTTCGATACTAAGTCCTGTATCAGTCTCAACAATATTGTTGTTTTCAAATATGTCTGTTGCAACATCAATCGTTTCTTGGTCAAATGTTCCTAATGCAACAAATTGTTCAATCGTTGTAATCGTTTCAGTTACTATAGTGTTGACCACATTATATAATACGTTTACCGTAACATCATCAAACAAAGGTCCGATAGCAAGGTTGATATCCCTACCAGATACTTCTATTGTTAGTTTAGTAGTTATTGCGCCACTAAAATCAAAATTACCTTGAAACAGTGTGTTCGTTATAGCAGCTGCACCAGCCGCTGATAGTGTTTCATTTCCCACTAATACAGCAGTAGTTCCATCTGTTTTTGCTATTCTAAAGTGAAGAGAATCACTGGCATCTCTTTTTTCTACTCGTATCGACCAAGCAACTTGACCACCCCTGTCTATACTAGGATCAATAGAAGAATGTGTCATATTTATAATTTGTTTATATGTTGTACCAACTCCAGCTTGACCCAATGTACTTGTAAAACTTCCACCGCCTGTTAGTTCTGCACACTTGTCTGTACCAAGGTCACCACAAGTTGCTCCATTGCGTATTTTAGCCGATCCTTGTCCACCCCAATCTGAAGTCATATCACCACCAAACCTTTGGTTGCGACCCATCTCGTTTACTTTTGTATCTGTGAGCAAATCTCCTGTTTCTGGATTAGTCACTGTGGTGGTTGTGGTATCAGTGGTAGTAGTAGTTGTAGTGGTAGTTCCTGTGCCATCATTCTGTGTTGTCTCTGTAACTGTTTCAGTTGATGACTCAAAGGTGCCGGGAGTGCAGAGTCCTATTACACCAGAAGCACAGTTCGTACCATCTGCTTCTTGACTCAAAGCATAATGGCTTGATAAGAGAACGACAGCAGACACTCCCCAATAAATCAAAGCAGGAAGAATCCACTTGCGATACTTTTTTATTCGCTTTGTGACCACAGGTCTTCTTCTGATTCTTCTACATAATACTTGTTAATAGTAATTATTAATGGGTCGCCCTCCTCATGTAAAGTGTTAGAACCTTCTGGTGCTTCGTTTGGATTTTTCTTCCACGCTTCTAATGCTTCTGCACCAATCTTTCCTTTGTATGGACAAGGAGTTCCAGCCATTACCATTGCATCAAAAACTCTTACATCTTGACACAACATTGACACGGCGGCAACTTTCATGCCCATCCCGAATAAACCTCTTGATAATTTTATACGTTCACAGTTTTCATCTGTGACCGTCATACCAGAAGCTATCCCCACAAATCCTGTTTGTGCGGCTACACTATATGCTGATTTGCACACATCACTGTTGTTCACAACAATTGATGGTGCGCTTGCGGTTGGTGGTGCCTTATCTGTCACTACCGTTGAAGATACTGTATTTTCGGCAAATACTAAAGTTGGGAAAAGAACCACCAAAAGCACTACTAATGCTTTGATGTACTTCATAATCGTTTTCTCCAAATAACTACATATGGAACTATTTATAACAATTCGTCTATGTCATACTCTTTTGCCACTCTATTATGTAAACAAACGAAATAATCTGCATCAACCACCACTAGAGGTTTCTGTTTATTCCTCTTGATGAAAAGAATAGGCTCATAGTCACCAGCATTGGACTCTGCCTGTTCATACGATTTCCATACGTTAAGAGCCTCTTGGTTCTTACACTCAATTGAGTATGGAAACTTTTCTCTAGCAGCACGGGCCATAATGAGGTCTTCCCCACCAGCACCCATGCTTCTAGATTCTATATCTTCTGGATGCACACTTAACTTCTCTATGAGAATAGTTCGCACCCACTGTTGAAATCGTCTACCTTTTGCTTTAGCACTCTGAGTCTTCATCCCATTCAATCTCATCTATATAATCTGGATCATCAATATCACCATCACAAAACGGGCAGTGCATGATACGATAATTGTGGTCATTCATACTGTGTTTAATTTTGAACTCAGCCTCACATTTTTCACAAACAATCAAGTTCATTGAATTTCACAAAACCCTGCTGCACATGCAAGTTCTTGTGCGCCGATAGTCATATCTGTTTGTTCATATTCTGACAACTTATTCCACTCCACAGTTTCTGGCATCTTATCAAGAAGCATTTTATACTCTTGTTCGGAACAATCTTGATAAGGCGCTTGTTTATATGTATGTTCTGAGAATGGAAGGAAACTCACACCAGACATATAGTTAAAGTTTTCATACACCCAAGCACCAACCACAAGCCACTCATTCTCTTTTACCGAAATGGTCACAGATGGTTTATGTTCACACCAACATTCTTGATAGGTCTTCCAAAGTTCCAACTGCTCAATAGCTGTCATGTCTGTACGAAACACTGCGCCATTATCCACCTTATGAGGAAAAGAGAATACAGATGTATGACTTGGATTCATAACATCATCCTCAACAGGGAATCCTTGATCCACCATCATCTTTGTTAGTGGGTCTTTCTTATCTCCACGCACTGTGCGAATATAGTATGGATTATGCCGTGCATGTATACCAGAAGCAGAGTCAGTCAACTGGCTGACCGTCCCAGAGGGTTTAACACACGTTACAGCGACACTTTGATTGATACCTAACTTTTCTGCAAACTCTTTGTTTGTTTGCACCGCCATCGCTTTCAAATCTTTTAACACTGCCGGAAGAGAACCATGTGGGCCCTTACCATTTGTAACCTTACAGTCCATAATACCAGTAAGAGAGACTCCTAAAAGCCTCTCTTCTTCGCAATTATTTCTCCATGACTTGGATACATATTTGAAGTTCACAAGTGTGGATTGGAATGTGCCTAGAATCGTTGCAAGCCTCACCTTCTCCAAAAGAGACTCCCGTGTATCAGATGTGCGAACCACAACCTCTGATAGATTACAGAACTCTTTGCTACGCAAAATAATTTCAGAACATGGATTTGTACCAAACTCATAGTCCTCTGTATTACGACGACCATTCTTTGATGCCATCCAGACAGCAGACTCACGATTGAAGATACCACGCTCACCAGACTTGGAATCATAAAGAGCTTTCCATTCATCCATGAAAATACCAATATCTGGTTTCTCTGAGTAACATGCACTGTTATTTGCCAATGCACGTTGACCATTCTCATTCCACCACTGACCAGACTTAGCATGACGCATACGGTCATCAGATAGGTTTGATAGGCTAATCAATGCAGAACGACGAACACCACCAACCACAACAACCTCTGCGATTTTACACACAATATCATGTGCCTCTAACGAAGTCAACTTGCGACCAGCAGCATTCTGGAAAATGGTAACGGCGAAGTTAAATAGGGACTCAAGTGGTTCTGGACCACTAGCACGTCCACCAAAGGTTTTTAGAGGTGCGCCAGAGGGTCTAATCTTTGATAAGTTCCATCTGGGTATCTGCCCAATGTATAACATACCAACCAATTCTTTGAATGCTTTTGCCCACCCCATCTTGGAATCAGCAACCGTAATAGTAGTATCTGTAGAATGAAACTCATCTGCAATAGATGGCAACTCATTTACATACTGACGTTCTACACTGAACCCAACACCAGTGCCATTCATAAGGATATAGAGAATTTCGTCAAATGCTTGTGGACGATCTACTGCAACATAAGAACAGTTATACCCTGCAATGTTCTCACGCTTGAGAGCTTCACCAGCTGTCATCATACAACGCATAGATGGCATGATACGCAAACCAAGAACTGCCTGTTCCAACTCATCTCTCAAAGATTTGGTGAGGTCAAAATCAACTGTTTCTTTTAGGTGTTCTGTGAAGAAATCAAAATATCTAGCAACCGTTTCATCCCATGTTTCTCGTCTACTCTTTTCTGGCAACCAGCGTGAATATCGTGATAGGTGAATAAACTCTTGGTAGGATGTGGGAAGATAGTTATTAGGCATTTATTTTTCTCCATTCTGCAAATCTCAGTTGTGCCGCTGCACCACTGAAAGTGTTATCTGTTATTATCTGTTGGATTTCTTCTTTGGTATAACCGGCAATAATCATATCATTAATATCTTTATGTCTTATTGAGTCAGGCCAAATCACAATCCGTCTTCCCTGTTTCAATATCTTTTCAATCTGTTTACAAATCTCTTTGTTTCTTGGTTCGTTGTCAAATATAATTGTTAAGTCACCGTCAAAATTATTAAAGTCTGCCCCTGCCATTGCAATACAATTGTCAAGGAATAGGCTGTCTAACGGTCCTTCCACAACAAGAATAGGTTTACTCTTGTCTACCTTGTCCAGACCAAAAATCTTGTCGGCATCCTCATCTAATTTGATGGTAATATACTTGGGTTTCTCGTCACCAAATGCTCTTCCCTGATATGCGAATATCTCTCCTTTCTCATCCCTAAACGGAATCATCAACCTTGGATGGTCTCCACCCAAGGAAGAAAATTTATTTTTTACTAGCGTATTCGTGAATTTGAAAAATGACGGGCATAAAAATAGATCGTCGGAGAATTCAGATAGTTTTCTCTCGCCAACCAGTCTTCTCGCCGGGTGGGTTGGTGATAATGATGATATGGATTGAAGAGACTTGAACACATTCTTTTTAAATACTGGCGCATCAAATTTAAACTCCGGTTTGGGAACAGGAGAGTTTTTACCCCTGTATACACCCTCTTCTCTATATCGTTCTAGTATATAGTCATCATAAGTTTTTGAGTCTACATACTTGATTAGGTTTGCTAATGTTGCTCCGACACTACAGTTGTGGCACTTGAAGAACAAATCAGCCTTTCTACGAAAAACAAATCCTCTGGCTTTGGTGCGAGACTTTTGGGAGTCTCCACAGTATGGACAACGGAAGTTCCAAAGATTATCCCCCTTCTTCTTGAAAAGGGGGAGCATTGGACTTACAAGGTTTAGGTATTTTGTATCAATATAAGACATTCATTATAATAACAAATTATCATAGGATTGTCAAGAGAAATTCATAAATTTATGTAAAATAAATCCGGCAACAATAGAACACCCCATAAGAACATGTCTCCACTTCTCAAGGACGCCAATTCTATTGTTTAGGTCTTCTCTAATTTTTTGTATTTGTTTATTTTGATTATCGTGTTGTGTTGTAGCAGAAGTCATAATCTCTTTTGTATTAGTGGTAACTCTAGAATGTAACTCTGATATCTGGCTTGAAATCTCAACTCTACGACTCTCTAGGGCTTCCTCTTGTCTTGTGAGTTTTTCTTCATGAACCGCAAGCATACGATGAATGGAGTTGGAAACATCAGTCAATTTCTCAATCGCAATATCTAACCTATCGTGTATTTTCTTTTGATCTTCTAATTCTTTTTTGAGAATCTTGACCTCTGTTTCCAAATCTGCCATTGTATTAGTCTCCAAACTCATAATTGTACATTTCGATATCCTTCTTGTACCAACCATAAACTTTCATTGCGTCACTATAATCATAATATTTCCAATAAGGTTTGTGATCTGTCTTGTTTATATGCATTAGCGATTTCAATATAGGAATATCTATCTTATCAAAAATATATTCAACTTCCTCATTATAATTTTCAAATCTTGCTATGTAATCTACATCAGTTAAATATTCAGATTGGGGCGAATTAGATGCATCAATTTGTCCATCTTTTATCAAGCAATTGTTTAACCACTCTTTAAAAGAAATATCTTTTGGGGGCTTTCTTGCCCCCATATTATAAAAATAATTCGATAATTCCCTATCCCAAGGATTTCTTACAAATCCAAATTTAAAATATTCATCCCAATTCAATCCCAATTCTGAAAATATATTTTCCTTGATCCAAGAGGACTTAATATGCAGAGTTTCTTTCGACCAATCAGTAGTATCAGGCACTCCCGGCTTGGAATATCGCAAACCGTTTG